GGAATTTTAGTGTCTCAGTGAGTGCGTCGTGAGAAGGGAGCCATAACCCTTGGTCACCATGACGCAGTCGGTTTCATTAGCTGATTTCATTGTCAAAACTGATGATGGTTATATGCCAAGTGACAGAGAATGTAAAGTGCTTGATAGATTTCTGTCCAGAGAACAAAAAGCAATTCGTGAAGAATATAAATCCAGAACGGGAGTGAAATGTGATTTAAGAAAGAAAATGTTTATGCTAGCTGCACCATCAAGGAGATTTACTCAGGAAGGTGTAGTTCCTATGAAGGAATTGAGAAGTAAGACTGACATTCCAAGTGCAGTGAAAAGATTGATCACTGATTGGCTGCTGAAAACACTAGAAGACGACGATGTCTGTGAAGTTTTTGAAGATGTATTTGAAAATAAGTTTCCAGATATTTTCGCATCATCGGATAAAATTTCAAGATTTGCAATGCGACTAGAAAATGAAAACGATTTGATTCATAAAAATGTATCAAAGGCAATGAATGCGTTTGCAGCTTGTTTTCACGATATTAAGCCTTCATTTGCCACAGAGGGAAAATGTACTGTTGCAAGAGCATGTGAAGATTCGATCATTCTGGAATTTCCTGTAATACCAGAACATCTGAGAATTGGACAAGTTAGAGGAGTATTCTATAAATTGTATCCACTATCTGATGATCTACCAACGCAAGGTTTTCTTGCTTTAAAACATGTGTCAAACAATCAATTCCAAATGTACCATGGACACGGACATGTTAGAACAGTACCGTTTTCTGAAGTGCCAGAAGCAGTACGATCATTCGCAAAAAAACAGAAAGATGAACTGGAAAAGATAGCTAAAGATCAACTTGCCGTGCAGTGCGGACAGAAATTCATTAAAATGATTGATGATCTACGTGCTGGTAGGAAGATTGAAGAAGTGATTTCTGACGTGATGAAATTCGACAAGAAACAGTGAAAAAACTGACTGTGACAAATCCATTCATTGAGCGCTGGGTAATAAAGACCC